TTGTTCTGGATCTCAGCAGGAAGACTGGTCAGACCACGCTCGATCATGAAGTCGATGGTCTTGTCTTGCAGGTAGACCTGAAGTTTTTGGTCAGCATTCGGATCACCAAAATTGATGACACCTTGGGCAATCGCATCCTCTTTGGCTTGCTGCAGATAGCCCTTCAGTTCAAGGCCATTTTTAATGGCAATACCTTCCTGCACACCATAGGTGTAGAAGCCGTTGTGAGACCTGATGTTGGTGGCATCATTAGGTCTACCCTCTGCATCTAATTCACGGGCTGCATTATCCAGCCCCATACCAGTTGCTACACGGGCAGACTGAGCGTTGTTTAGATCCTCGTTACCCAGCCCGTAGCTGTCAAGCATTCCGTCTAGCTGACCCTGAGCCTGTAGACGTTGATTGGCTAGGTTGATCTCCTCAGCTTTTCTCTTATAGAGAGTCTGTGAGAAGTTCAGAAGCTGGTTGCCAAAGTTAGAAAGAGATTTGGCTTCCTGGGCGCTGATCTGTTGCTGTAGCTGATTACGAATGATGCTTTGAGCATTCCGCATGTTGCGGATTTGCTGCTGTTGTTGCATTTCCATCCGCTGACCCTCTAGGGCCTGCCGACCAAGAATCTCGTTTGCCTGAGCTGAAAGCGTTGCGTTTGTGCTGAGGTTGGCAGCTTCTAGGCGTTGTTGCTGAATAGCTGTCTCTTCCAGAACCTGATCGTTGAAGTTCTGAAAGCGTTGAGCTGCGTTTCGGGCCTCATGAGAGTCCTGCAGCTTTTGCATTTCTCGGCGGGAGAACTCCGCCATTTGTTGTGTTCTGTCCGGGGCACGGAGATCAGATCGCACAGACGACTGCCGCCCCCGCATCTCAATCGAGCGGAATGGTTGTTTTTGTGCCATTTATCCTTTACCGGGGGGTTTATTGATCAGTGCATCCATTTGGTATCCAGCAGTGACGCCACTAACCGCTGCACCACCGATACCAGCGATAAGACCCAGTGCTCCAGGACGAGGAGACGCTGTAGGCATTGCTGCATAGCTAGGCCCTTGGATAGGACCGGGATCGTTCATAAATTCTGCGAAGACAGGATCAGGTGCGTACTCAGAGAACACAGGCGGGGCAACATCAGGCAGGCTGATCGGATCAGTAGGTCGAGGCATGATCGAAGCCATAGCCTCTGCATCAGACTGAGCTTGCTGCAGGAATGCGTTTGTCTTCTCTGAGTAAAAGTCACCCAAAGCCATCGAATAATTACGCTCTGCCATCCGCATATCACGGCCATACTTGGCACCCTCGTTAAGGACACCCAGACCGACACTCTGGCCACTACGGCCTTGAGCAAGGATTGAGCCCTGTGCCTCAATACTGGAGACCATTAGACGTTCTGCTTCAAAGGCTCTCTGTGCCTTAGCCGCATTACGTTTCTCTTGGGCTGCCTCAAGCTGTGAGTTGAGGTTTAGCTGGTTTAGACGCTTTTGACTTTCTGCTCTGTCTTCAGACAGGATTGCTTGGTTGAGCTGACTTTGGAACTGCAGTTGGTTCTGCAAGTTCGTGAAGTTTTGCTGTTGTTGAGCCATAAGGTACTCGCGTTGAATGCGAGCATTGGCTGCGTTTGTTTGCTGGGTATTTAGAACCCAGTCGTTAAGAGTACGCTGATTAGCGAGGTTGATCTGTGCATTCTGCTGTTCCATGTTGAACAGCGCCTGCGACTGGGCAAATGATGCCTGTTGTTCAGCAGCTCTATTAGCCGCTGACATTTGATTAAAGGCTTGCGTGTCTGCAAAATTAGCAGCCTGTTGTTGCTGTTGATAATTAGCAACTGTCGAGATTGTGCCGACCGCAAACGTTGCAATACCTATAGTTACGGGATCGCACATAGTTTGGCAAATTCAACGTAAGTAAGACGTTTTGGACCTACGGGCACGTAACACAAACGCTTGAAACCCAACATGTGCAGGAGCTTGCCGTGCATCTTGTTTCTGGGATCCATAATGTTATGGAGCATTGTGTATTTTTGACCTTCTATCCACTTCTTTGCTTCTTTGAAGAAAAGGATGGGCATTGTCTCCACAGCAGGTGTGGTGAGCATCCATACACGTCCTATACCATTGTCTTCTTCGACCACACCAGCGAAGCCCGAAAGCTCCCCGTCAGGGTTGTAGAAACAAATGGGGTCTTTAGACAATGCAACGCTCATTGGAAGGGCGTAAAAAGGAGGGTGTCCAAGACCCTCCAATTCCCGTCTGTCTTCCCACCTGAGAAGCCCGGAACTCTGCCAGGCTAGTTCTACTGTGGCGGGAAGTATGTATTCAGATTTGATTGATTCCTTTGGTGGTGTAGTTTCCATACCATGTTGCAGCGACAAACGATACGGGGAAGGGAGTGCTCGAAGTGATGGTGACATCGGCATCAGTACCCTTTCCGTAAATAGGGATGGTGTTATCAATGATTTCGGGCAATGGTGCAGAGTTTGCCTTGTATTCATTAGCGACCGTTTGCGGGAAGCTGTAGGTCTTGTCTGTCCTTCCTTTCAAAGCAACAGTGGCATCGAAAGGTCCCGAGTCTGAGCTTTGGATAACCAGCCTTGTGACTCGTGGGATGTTGACAACATCGGCCTGGACAGTACCGCTGGCCTGGGCGCTTTTACGGTAAAACTTGGGAAGCCCAAGAGTAGTGGTGTATTGATAACCAAGAGTGATGCGAGAGGCACCAGTTCTATCTTCAGGAATTTCTACATAGTCATCCACACCGTTGTTGCCGTGGGTGGGATTGATATACAGAGTGCCTTTGGTAGTGGTCGAGTCATCTACAACAACTACCGGGGTAAGGGTGCTGTCATAGGTGTCTGTTGGGAATAAGACTCTAGTTTTGTCGTTAGCTGAGTCATAAGCAACAGTGAGACTACTTGTGAACAAATCCAACCGGTACTCATAAGCAATACCGTTGTCATTAACAGCTGTGCCCTCGACATCAGAAAGAACCGTACAAGTAGATAGACACACCCCATTGGCTTGAGATGTGACAAAGAAGTATTGATCGTGGTTAGCAGCCTGCAGTAAGCAGTCTCCAGGCAGGTCCCACTTCAGCCAGGCAGCCATGACACGGTCATTGCCGCTATTGAAGTATTTGAAGATGTATAGCTCGTCTGGATCATCGTCACCAAGGAAGGTGACCATCGAGGCAGAGCTGTTAGCCACCAGAGACCTGAGGTTGCCGGGGACGTAGTTGGGAGAGGTACGAGAGAGATCGGCGCGTGTAGGGCGATTGTCCACAGACGTGACAACCATCTCGGTGACAGCAGAGAAGTCCTGGTTTTCGTCCACGTAGACGATGGAGGTGCCTGTCTCTACAGGTGCGATGTTGGGGTTGTTGGGCAGGTTGCTGAAAGACTTGATCTGTGCCGTAGTGGGGCCAAACGCCTCACCCTCAGAGCTGAGCATGAACTGAGCATTCTCAGAGAAGATCAGTAGACCCAGCTGGTCACCAATGGCGTACCGCATAGACACAGGTCTCAGGGAGCCCGAAGCCAGATCCACAACGTCTGCGTCTGAGGTGGTCAGAGCAGAGACCCGGAACATATTGAAGAAGTTACCGGGTTGAGAGCAGATGACGTTGGTATTAGCCAGCATCACCAGGCGGTTGCGGAAGAAGCTCATGCCTGTGATCTTCTGGCCGACAAAGGTAGGCATCGGGTTGGTGTTGTCGTCACCCACTCGACGTTCGACCCAATAGAGGTCATCCCCTGCCTTGTCTGCCTCGTTCAGGGAGCGGAAGGTGAAGGTGCCGTTTGTCTCACGAATGATCGCGTGAGGCATCGTGTCGGGGTCGATCGTGGTGATAAGACCAGAATCCACGGTCTCTTCCCACGCACCCACGCCAGAGCTGGCGGAGCCGTCCACCACGAACTTGACGTAATACTCGTCGCCTTCGATCTTGTCGAGGTTTTGGATCTTCAGGATCATCCCCGCAACACAGGAGCCGGGAAGGTCTGCAACGTCTCTCACGCTGCCTTTGAACGCCTCCAGGGAGTTGGACGACAGGCCACCACGAGCTTCGATCGTGAAGTCGCTGCTCTTGGTGATGTGGATGACGTTGGAGATCTTGGTAGTGGTGAAGCTATTGGGGATCTGTGACGCCAGGTTGTCAATGATCAACTCAACGCTGATCGTTCCCGTTGCCGGGGTTGTGTAGCTGTAGTTGGTGCCATCTAGGGTCACCGAGTATTTGGTGTCATACCCAGCCACCCGCAGGATGATCAGGGCCTCAGGGTCACGGGTGGGGCTAGTGGTCGAGAGCGTGCCGACTGTCTTAGTCCTATTCAGGACAAAGTTGTAGTCATTGATCTGCAGCATCTCAAAGTCTTTTTCCGCCACACCGCTTACATAGGCGGTGGCTGCAGCGGTCTGGGCGTTGACAGTCGCCTCAGTGCCGTTCAGGGCGTTCCAGACGCGGAGCTGCCCCGTGGTACTGAACTGCCCAATGTATTGCTCAGTGGAGTCCCTAAAGATAGAAAACCACCGACCATCTGCGGTTGCGTTAGAGAGGGCTGAGACGAGCTTGAGGCCCGGTCTGCGAAGCAGCCCATAGGTTGGGTCAGGAAGACAATTATCAGCCTGTGTGAGCTGTCCTGGGAGCTTTAGGGAGTCAGGCTGCTGCGAGAAACCCCCGAGAAAGTTAGGGATTCTTTGTGATACAGAAGCCATTAGCGCATCAGGGTTCGGAAGGGTTGATAGCTGGAGTAAGCGTTAAGGCCATCTTGCTGACCAAAGACGTTGGCTTTAGCGGTTTGCGTGTCGTACTCGATGCAGATGGCACGAGTGGTCGATTCGTCTTGTGAGATCAGCTCTACCAGCTCTTCAGAGGTCACAAGTCGAGACGCATAGATACGCGAAGCCCGTGCAGTGATGTACTCACGGTAGGGCTGTGGGCAATCTTCAAATTCAAAGTTCCAGCAAACATCGCAGTAGATCGTGTCGTCGAACTCATACGTGTGCTTTTCTTTGTTGTAGAACTTGCCCTGCCTCTCCACCACCAGCATCTTGTCGGCGGCGTGCTTCATGAAAGACAGCGTGAAGCTAATTAAGTTAGAAGGAACCAAGATCTCCCCATTCGTCTGACGTGGGAATGGGTACTCAAGTTCCATATTGAAATT